CAGGAAATAGTTTATGTTTCTTGTGATCCCCATACACAGGTAAGAGATTTAAAGTTATTTAGAAAACTAGGATATGACTTCAAAGATGTATATCCTTATGATATGTTTCCATTTACGAGCCATGTGGAGACTATAACTAGCCTTATCAAAAAAGTAAAAAATAATAAAGAGGATCTAACTAGATAAATTTCCAGTGGATCTCTAGATCCTCGCCGTTTATGATGATACCGTCTATTAGAGAGTGGACGATATCGCGTAGCTCGTCCGGATCCGCTTTAGCCAAGATCTCCGGAAAAGTATTTAATAACTGTTTAGCCTCCTGGATCGGCAGATCCGGAGTAACAGTGTCCTCATTATCCAGGTTATAAGTGAGTGAGTTTTTCTCCTCGTTTAGAGCCTGGATTTTTTCATTTATCATATTAAAGTCGATACCGCTAACCTGGTATAACTCTACTAGCTTTCCTATTTGTTTATCGATCTCCTTAATACGGTCCTCTATGATCTTATGATCCCCGCTATGATCTTCCGGTTTATTCTCCTCGATAATATTCATAAAGTAGCTATTATCTAACGCCAGTTTTTCGATCTCTCCGAGTATGATACTATCGAGGTCCTTAACGTTATAGTTTTTATTTCTACAATTAGGATCCTTAATTAAACGCTTAGACGATTTACCTCGAGAGTAACAAGTATAGTATCGGTTAGGTTTAGCGTCCTCCGGTGTGCCTTTATGACGTTTTACAGTGTTTTGTTTACAATAATAACGAGCGCCACAATTACCGCAAAAAATTATACCGCCTAATAGTGTTGTGCGTTGAAAAGCGTGTTTTTTAAATTTACCGGTATCTCTATTATCCAGGTACTTAATCATTCGCTCGTAACGGTCCAAATCTATTATAGCCTCGTGGCGCCCTGGATACGTTTTACCTTTCCATGTGATACGACCGGAGTAGACGATCGAAGTTAACGCCGATCTGATAGAGGAGTCCGTCCAAGATCCGTATTTGTGTTTATATCCGTGATCTCTCATGTACTTAAATACTGAATAAATCGGGATACCAGTCTCCGCCAGCTCGTAGATTTTTCGAATTTGTAAAGCCTCGTACTCGTTAATAATTAACTCTCCCTCGACGTAATCATATCCTATCGGGGCGTAGGCTCCTCCGTGATAATAACCGTCTTTAGCTCTAGCGTCGGCGCCTAGTTGCATACGTTCACGGATCTGTTCTCTTTCAAGTTGTGCGAAAACCGATAAGATCCCGATCATAGCACGACCGAACGGCGTACCGGTGTCTAAGTTCTCCGTCATGCTTACAAAATCAACCTCGTTAGGGATAAACACGTCCTCGATAAGATATAGCGTATCCTTTTGAGATCTACTAAGGCGATCAAGTTTATAAACTAATACTTTCTTAATCTTTCCAGCTTTTACGTCCTGTATTAAATCTTTTAATCCTGGGCGATCCATTTTAGCGCCGGAGTAACCCGGATCCGAGTAAACTTTAAATACGATCCAGTTATGAGCGTCGGCGTACTTTGTTAATCGTGCCTCTTGCTCTCCGATCGAGTAACCCTCGCTTGCTTGCTCCTGGGTACTTACGCGGATATAAATCGCGATCACTGTTTTACTTTTCATACTTAAAACCTCCTAGCATAACAAAATAACAAAAACTTTTTAAACTTCTTATATACTTTCTTTTTATTATTTTTATTTATATATATTATTATTCTTTTATTAAGTTAGTAATTAATTATGTTATTGTGTTATGATATACGTTATTTTTTAGATTTATCAAAAGCCACCCTATTATAATTCATTAACGGCTTTCGATATTTCGATAACAAAAACTATAACAAAAACTCAAATATAACAAAATCTTTTTGTTATGGCTGAGTTTCGAGAGCTGGGACCTTTTAATATTTTTGTTATGGATCCTCCATTTTGTTATGGTTTTTGTTATGGTTTTTGTTATGGTTTCTAGCCGTTAGAGTGAAACGTAACACGACGTCTCAGAGCGAGATTATTTACGCTCCAATCTATTAACGGTATATCATTAGATAAATTTAGATCACACTGTAATAATTGTAACGCGAACGCGTTAGCTTGTACCTCTAGCTTACCGGGCACTGTTAGAGAACTATCTAAAAATATACTGTCTATATCTTTATGTAATATCATGTGGCCTAATTCGTGAGCGCATACTATAAATTGCTCCTCCTCGCTCAGATCCTCATTGATATATATTAGATCCTGGTCCATGTACCTATGATAAAAACCATTTACACCTTTTAACGGTACTTTTAAAATTATGGCGTCCATTTCTTTGGCTATTCTGAACGGGTTACGAGTACCGTATTTTTTTATAATGTCGTTTACGATTGCGTCATACTTATATATTTAAATCCCCTCCCCAAAAAATATATATTATTTCTTTTGTACTTTTCTTCTCGCGATCTCCATACCGACCTCCATAGCGTCAAGTATAGACTGGATACTTTCCTCGTCCGCCGGTTTACCATTAAACATTAAGGCGTGATCGCTTAATAATTGTCGTTTTGTGTTAGCTAGGATCTCGGTTATTTCGTGAGTCTCTTTTTCTACTGGTTTAGAAATATACTCGATCTCTCCGTTAGCTAAGGCGTCGGCGCTTATATGTAGCGCGTCGCAAATCTTTAAAATGTTAGATAGTGTAGCGTTTTGGATACCGCGTTTAAAAATACTATCAAGCGTAGAGTACGCCATATTTATTTTTATAGTAAACTCGCGGATCGAGTTATATTGATCTAGGATTAGATCTTTTAGTTTGCTTTCGATCGTCATATAGTCACCTCCTTTATTTTATTATAATATCCTATTTTTGAAAATTCAATAACTCTTTTCGATTTGTCGAAAACAAAAATAAAATTTGAAAAAAATATATCAAAAATTCAAAAATCGTGTCGACATTATCGAAAATTCGATTATACTTGAAATTGAAATTAACGAAATTTCAAAAATGAGATTTGATAAATCGTTAAGAAAAAGTAAGGAGGTGAGAGAGTATGTATCCAAACGTTAAGGCGGAAATGGCTAGGAGAGGTATTACACTGGCCATGATCACGGAAGATCCTCGCGTACACTGTACAGTTAGTACGTTAAGTCTTAAGTTTAACGGTAAAGCTCCTTTATTATTCAAGGAGGCCGTAGCAATTAAAGATATCCTTAAGAGTGATCTACCGCTCGAGGTGTTATTTGAATCTGTTAAGGAGGCCTAGTATGAAAATTATTCACATATTGGCCGACGGAACAGTAAAAGCCGATTTAACCGGTCATGTTGTAAAACCGGATACGGCTAAAAATTTTTACAAGATTTTAGAAAAGATCAACAGAGGAGATAAATCAAATGAGAAACCTACCAAAGAAAACTAGAAAAATCAGATTAAAGATCCACCGTTTCGGTATTAACGCGTTAACTTATTTAGTTGGTATCGTGCTAATGTTATGCGTAATGGTTGACGACTTCGATAGTCTATTATTTATACCTATTTGGATCGGATTAATCATTATATCCGGCGGGTGGTTATATTTGGTTGGATCGGCTCGCGGTTGGTTCGAGGAGGATTAACCATGAAAGTTATTAAATTTGAACAAGGACAGAAAGTTGCTAGAATTGTAAAAAATGAGATCAAGATCGGAACGATCGTAAATATGTACTCAGATCTAGACGATCCTATCGCGGTTGTTGACTTTGACGGAGATTATTTAAAGGTACCAGTCGGAGAGATTGCTCCATACGAAGAACCTAAAAAAGAAGATCCTAAGGAAAAAGAACCTAAAGAAAAAGAAAGTATAACAATTACTCCGGATAAGTTTCGTAAGATCGTGGCACATGAGGTCTCTGAGACTCTAGATGAATTAGGTCCCGAGGCTACTATAATGAGTTTCGCTTTTATCACTTTCGCAGCGCAATTACATAGAGTCTTATTTATGGACGAGGCCGAGAGTGATTAAGTTATATAGACACCAGGAAATAGCTCTCTCATATATGCGAAGTAATAACTATTTCGCCCTCTTTATGGAACAGGGTACCGGTAAGACGATTCCGTCGTTATTTAGGATATTGGATCTCTTAAGATCCGGATCGATTGAGGACGCGTTAGTCGTCGCGCCTAAGTCGGCTCTTGGAGCCTGGGAGCGAGATCTCGAATTATTCGACGAACTGGACCGAGAGATCCTTAGAGACGGTATTACTCTTATAAATTACGATAAGGTGTGGAGAGGCGATAAAAAATCTCCGTACTATAAAAAATGGGGTTGTATCATATTGGACGAGGCCCACCTAATTAAAAACAGGACGAGCCGTCGATCCAAGTTTCTACTACGTATCGCCACCATGGCAGACTACAGGTATATCCTAACCGGTACGCCGATCGGTAACGGTCAATTGGAAAATATATGGTCCTTATATTGTTTCCTGGATCCGTACCTAGAGCGTGGTTATCCATACTCGAGGATCTTCGGTGGATCTTATAAGACTTTCGAGGATCGCTATTGTATCTTAAATATGTACCATAAACCGAGTAGCTACGTACACGTTAAAGAACTCCAGGAGATTATTAACGAGCATAGTTACCGCGTAAAAAAGGTCGATTGTTTGGATCTACCGGAAAAGTTACCGGACGAGGTAATTAAGGTCGATCTCCTGGAAAAGGATCTATATAAGAGACTGGCTACGGAGAGCGCGATACTCGAGTATGAGATCCTGGCGGATAATCCGTTAAGTCGTCTTGTAAAACTCCGCCAGTTATGTAGCGGATATATTAAGGTCGATCCTCAGATCGGGCCGGACGTAGAGGCTAAGACGGAAAAGATCCAGGTACTCGAGGAACTGATTGACGGGTACGAGGACGATAAAAAACTCGTAATATTTGCGGAGTTTAAATACTCGATCCGAACGATATCCGATTTATTAAAAAAGAAAAAGATTAAATACGTAACCTTAGACGGAGATCAGAAAGATAAAACGATATGGCGTAAGTTTCAAAATGATAAAAGTATACGAGTTATCGTGTGTCAGTATCAAACGGCGAGCGCCGGTATAGATTTATACGCCAGCGATACGATTATCTATTATGAGCCGACGTTAAGATCTAATACGTTAGAACAGAGTCGTGATCGTATTCATAGGACCGGCCAGGCTAATAAGTGTAGTTATATACACTTACTTACAAGAGGTACGGTCGAGGTTGATATATACCGAGCCTTAGCCGGATATAGTGATTTCTCCGAGGCGTTATTTACGCGCTATATGGAGGGATATAAGAGGAGTTATAACTCCTAAAAATTTTTAATTGAGTTTACTCAATTTCGTACAAAAGTGGAGGTCATATGGAATTAGACGTTATTTATAATATGGATTGTATAGAGGGTATGAAATCTATACCGGACGAGAGTATAGATTTAATCGTTACAGATCCACCCTATCTTATGAGTTATAAAACGGGATACCGTAAAGATAAGAGTCATAAATTTTGTACCGAAATAGCTGGAGACAATAATCCGAAACTTATTGCCGATTACATTCGAGAGTGTTATAGAATATTAAAAAACGATAGTGCGTGTTATATGTTTTGTAATACGAATAAAGTGGACGTATTTAAACAAGAGTTAGAGGCGGTCGGTACATTATGCGCTAGAAATTACAAAGATCCTAAATGTGTAGCTATTAGAGAGGCTACTAAACAAGGTTACGCCGAGGCATATCCTAGAGATAGTGTTAATCTTGAACACCCAAACAGTAAAACGAGACGAGGACGAGTCGGTAAAGAGGTCGCTCAGACGTTAACGACGTCTTGTAATCAGGCGGTCGTAGTACCGTCCGAAAAGGAGGCGATCGTATGAGTAAGATAAGAATTAGAAAACTCACTCCGACAGAGTGTTATAAGTTAATGGGTTTTAGTGCCGAGGATTGTAAAAAAGCGTCAGACGGAGGAGTTAGTAACTCTCAGCTTTATAAACAAGCCGGTAACTCTATTGTAGTAAATGTACTCGAGGCAATCTTTACCAGTCTCGGAGAGAATTACGAGGAGTTTAAGGCGGTGCGTTAATGAAAGAGTTTTTAATAGGTGCAAGTCGAGGACGTAATCCTACTAATCCGGGGGGGGATAGGACTCCAGGTATTCATACAGAACAAAGACTTGAGATAAATAAAGATATAAATAAAGATATAAAGCCTATATGTATAAACAGTAAAGGCGGACGAAATGGAATAGACGGATTACAACCGTCTCTTAAAGATAGAGTATACGACTCTAAAGGTATCTCCGTAGCAATTACGACAAGTCCGTTTTTCATGCCTCTTTATCTCGTCGAGGAGGTTAAAGAATGAGAATATACGATCAAGCGATAGAGACGGTAGAAAAGACTAACGCTAAGCCTGGAGATATTATTATCCCCTTTAACTATCGTAAAATATCAGATGGTATTTGTCCTACTCTAACCACTAGACCGGAGGGACTTAAGACTATGATCCTTATAGTGGAGAAAGATAAGGAGGTGTCGGACGATTGAATACTTATATCTATGATATAGAGGTTTTCTCGGACGATTGGATCGCCGTATTTAGACGACCGGAGACCGGATCTAACCATATCGTAATACATAACGATAACGCTAGGTTAAGAGAGTTTCTATCTCAGCCGGATATCATTATCGGAGGATTTAATAATAAGCATTACGATAACTGGGTAATCTTAACCATGATCCAGGGCGGATCTAATATAGAGGTTAAACGTCATAACGATTTTATTATCGGAGGCGGTAACGCTTGGGAGTTTCCTTTTATCCAGTTTAAAAAATTACCGTGTCCGACGTTTGATTTAAGAGACGATATCGCGGATAAAGGTATCTCGCTTAAGGCTATCGAGGGAAACCTTAAACTCCCGATCGTGGAGAGTAGTATCCCGTTTACGATCGATCGTAAATTAACTCCGGAGGAATTAGAGGAGGTAATACGTTACTGTAAATACGACGTAGATAGTACGATCGCTTTATATTATGAGCGTAAAAAGGACTACCTCGACGCTAAGGCTATGGTCGGAGAAATGTACGGCGTACCGGTCGAGGAGGCCCTGGGACTTACTAACGCTAAGTTATCCGCTAGAGTCCTCGAGGCTAAGTTAGTAAAACGATCAGACGAGCGAGACTACGTAATCCCGGATAATATCGACGTTAACTTAATCCCTAAAGTGGTACTCGATTTCTTTATGCAGATCCGAGATAAGTCGATCCCGGATACTAAATTATTCGGAGCCGGTAAGGGTAAAAAGGGTATGACTCTAAAATTATGGTTTCGTACCTCTTACGGATCTTGTCCGGTTACTTACGCCTGGGGAGGAGTACACGGCGCGAAACCTTGTGTAACGGTCCAGGAGACAGAGGATCGAGTAATCATTAACCAGGACGTAGGATCTCTATACCCTAACTCTATGATAAATTTCGGTTATTGCTCTCGATCTATGAAAGATCCGGAGGCGTACGTTAAGTTAGTTAAAAAGAGACTAGGTTATAAAAAAGCCGGCGATAAGTTAAGAGCGAACGCGCTAAAGTTGGTAGTTAATACGGTTTACGGTGCTATGTTAAATCTCTACAATGATCTCGCAGATCGTTGGGCCGGTCGTAGCGTATGTATCTCTAATCAGTTGGCTATGACGGTTTTAATCGTACAGTTAGCTAGGCAATGCGAGACGATCGATTTTGTTAATATCAATACCGACGGTATTATGTTCACGATCGACCGTAAGGAGGTAGCATTATCCGAGGCGATAGTAGCGTCCTGGTGCGAGATCACAAAGTTTGAAATGGAGCGCGACGATTTCGCTAAGGTTATCCAAAAGGACGTTAATAACTATATCGGTATTAAGGCCGACGGTCATTTTAAGACTAAGGGCGGTTATGTATCGCTATACGAGGGAGGTAACTTTAAAACTAACTCGTTAAGTATCGTACATAAGGCGATCGTCGATAACCTGGTTAGTGGAGTGGATCCGGAGACTACGATCCGAGAATGTAAAGACATTTTCGCTTTTCAAAATATCGTTAAGACTGGCGGTACTTTCGAGGGATCTTACCATTACGTTAACGGAGAGTTAACTCCGGTACAAAAGGTTAATAGAGTATACGCCGTTAAAGATCCGAAATACGGAACGGTCGTAAAACGTAAATACGTTACTACGAAAAATAAAAAGGATAAGGCTACCGGTAAAATGATACCGTATCCCGTAGATCCTCACTGGGAGGAGACTACTATAAGCGAGTGTCCGGATCATTGTTTTATCGATAATGAGAACGTCCTAAGCGTGGACGATCTCGACCTAGATTACTATATCGATATGGCTAAGAAACGTATCGATAAGTATATAAATGTGGATCGTAAGGTCCAAAATGAATTAAAGAAAATAAAAGAGGAGGTTGTTATCATGGCAACAAAAGTATCACAGGATCCGCACGTTATGAACGTGTACGGAAAACTTATCGAGGCCCGTAAAAGATTTCTCGAGGCCGGTATTAAGAAAACTGGAGTAAACAGATACGCGGAGTATAAATATTTTACTCTCGACGAAATTATCCCAGCTAAACAGTCGATCTTTAAGGAGGTAGGCCTAGCGGATATTATCTCGTTTGGTACTGAGGTCGCTACTCTTACTATCTTTAACGTAGATAATCCGGAGGAAACTATCGAATTTATGAGCCAGTTAGCGCCCGACGAGTCTATGATTAAAAACCCTATTCAAAAGGTCGGAGCTATTCAAACGTACGTAAGACGTTACTTATATATGTTAGCGTTAGATATTATCGAGAGTGACGGTATCGAGGAGATCAACGGTAAACCAGTTGACGAGAATAATAAACCGGTAAAGACTGAGGCGCCTAAATCTAAAAAGCCGGCGACCGCTAAGGAGCGCGAGGAGACTAAGGTCGAACTGATTAACCAGGACGGCGCGTTTACTAAGACTCAAAAAACCGCTATTACTAACGGCCTTAAGAAACTGAGAGCGCGTTATATGAACGATGATAAGGTCGTAACAGACGAGGCTCTCGAGGCTAAATACGATCCATTCATAAAGGCTACCGTTAAGCGTGTAAAGGCCGGCCTTACTAAGACCGAGGCGGAGGATCTTCTTATCGAGATCGGAGATAAGATCGCCGAGTAAATTTTTTAAAAATCAATTACCGAAAATTCGGTAACTAAGGAGGTAAAGATATGTATCTTAACGTAATTTCATTTAAGAATGGTAAGACCTTACAGTTTCAGAGCGTCGTACCGTATAGCGTGGATAAGGTAAAGGAACCTAGTCCGGCGGATCAGTACGGAGACTGGAACCTCGTAACCGACGAGGTAAACGGACAAACTCTTAGTTTTAGAGGATCCGAGATCGTAACGATCGCGTCGATCGAGGTTAAGGAAAACCGCGAGCAGAGACGCGGAGGACGTTACCAGGGTAAACAGAGTAATAAGAACCGTAAGCCGGCTATCAGTACCGGCAGAGTTACGGAGTAAATAAGAGGAGGCTTTAACTATGGAATTTTTAAAAGACGGCCGTATTAAGGTCGATCCACCTAAGAGACCTAAGAAACTTACCGCGACTCGTTTCGCGTCGATCCTGGGGTTTAATAAGTGGTCGACTCCGTTCTCGGCCTGGTGCGAAATGACTCGTACTTACGAGGAACCTTTCGAGGATAGTATCTATACGATCGCCGGTAAGGTAATCGAGCCTAAGATCTGCGACTATCTGAGATCCCGTTACTTTATGGATATTCAGAGTCCGACCGACGTATACGGTCCGGATTACTTTAAGAAAACCTGGGGCGATTTCTTCCCGGACGTCGAGGGACTCGGCGGTATGTGGGATTTCCTGGGCGACGATTTCGTAGTCGAGGTAAAGACTACTAAACGAGTAGAGGACTGGAAAGGAGTAGACGGTAAGGTAGAGCCTCCGATCTACTATAAGTTACAGGCGAGCCTTTACGCGTACTTACTCGGTTTCGATAACGTGGTTATGACTTGTAGTTTTCTTACAGATAAGGACTACGAGGATCCGGACGCTTTCGTACCTAACGTAGATAATACGGTAGTCGTAGAGTTTAAGGTATCGGAGGAGTATCCAACTTTTAAAGAGTCTTATATCGATCCGGCTATGAAGTTTTGGCGCGAGAATGTTTTAACCGGTATCTCTCCGGAGTACGACGAGAAAAAGGACGCCGAGATCCTTAAGGTACTCCGTAAGAATGTTACCGAGGCCGAGGACGCGGATATCGCTAAGTTAATGAAAGAGGGCGATAAGTTACGAGCGAGTATCGATAAGGCGGAGGCTAAAATATCCGAGAAAAAGAAACGTCTTAAGAAGATCGAGGATACCGTTAAAAAGTCCATGATCGGCCAGTTTAGAGACGGCGATAAAAAAGTCGAGATCGGTACTAAAAAATATACCTGGACTCTTACTAAGTCCGAAAGATCCGCGATCGATACTACTACTCTTAAAAAAGAGTTACCGGACGTCGCTAAGAAGTATACCAAAGTAACAGAGGTCTACTCTCTTAAGACGGCCGAGGTTAAACCGGAGGAGGTGTAAGTTATGGATCGTTTAGATATGGCTCTTATCTTAATCCAGGAGGCTAAAGAAGAAAAGGAGCGTCTCGAGAGTTTCAACAAGGAATACTCTAAGGCGTCCGGTTGGGATCAGATCTCTAAGGTTTACGAGAAATACGATCCGGTCCCTAAAAAGGCAATTATTAACGATAATTTAAAAATGGCTCGTAGGATCTTGGTCCGCGAGTATGTGAAGTAGGAGGTAAACGTATGAAGTTTGAAAAATTTTTGAAATCGACAGGAACTCACGGACAGATCTTTACTCGTGATAACGGCGATCGTTGGTTAATTTGTGCCGGCGTAGGTATGAAAGTACCGGTCGGAGTAGTTAATCTCCTGGGATCCGGAGAGGTACCGGAAAAGATTAAGACTCTCGTTAATGGTTTGGTTAAGGCGGATATCGACGATAAGGTCCATTTGACTAGAGCGACAGTATCTAAGGACGGTAAGGCGAGCGATATCGTTAGAGTATTCGGCGACGACCTGGATATCGAGGTAGGTATTTGTAACGTCGATTTTGGCTTACTGGAAAAGGCGGACGTTAATATCGCCGAGGTAGAGATCGAGGAGTCCGGAGACGATAATCTCGACGGTAAGTACCTGGTAATCCTGGATCGTGACGACGAGGTAGTCGGATTTATCCAGGGCGTTAATAAATTCTAATAGAAAAGGAGATAAAATATCATGGCAAAAATGAAACTTAGCGAAAGTACCTTTACTCTTATCCCGGAGGGGGTTACTACTTTTAAGGTAATGGAGGTCGACGACTCGAAGTATAGCGACTATGGTAAGATCGCCGTTAAATTACAAACCGCAAGCGGACAAACTCATACAGAAAATTTTAGTTTAGTTAAAGCTAACGGAGAAGTTAACGACGGCGCTCTTAGAGCATGGTCTTACTTCGCTCGTACTTGTCTTAATAACTATCAAGCTGACGAGATCGACACTCAGGATATCGTAGGCTGTTATATCCAGGCTACAGTCAAGCACGAAAAGTACACACGCACTAAGGGCGAGAGAGCCGGTACTGAGGGTACAGCCGTGAGACTTAACGACTATACTCCGTCTCTTGGTTTT